ATTTGGGAATGGACTTATCCAGAAAATGCAGAGACATCATTGCAACTCAAGATAGAGTAGATTCGAAGCCGTCATTCTCTGCATGTTTTCCAGAGATAGAATTAAGAGATGACCAGAACACTAAGGGATACTTCGCAAATACCAGAGGCGGGATGCGTAAATCAGTAACGGTAGGCGGTAAGTCTCCTGTTGGATTCCACGCTCATTTTCTTATCATCGATGATCCGATTGATCCACAAAAGGTTTTGTCAGAAGCAGAAATCAAGAAAGCAAATACATGGATGAATGAAACGCTTCCATCCAGAAAAGTTGATAAGACTTTGACTCCCACAATTCTTATTATGCAAAGACTTCATCAGAATGATCCAACGGGTAATTGGTTGAAGAAATCGGGCAAGAGCGGAAAGCTCAAACACATTTCACTTCCAGCGGATTTGAATGAGGGTTTCGAAGTCAAACCCGCATCACTTGCGAAGCATTACAAAGATGGCTTGTTTGATCCTGTTCGATTGCCAAGAGAGATTTTGAATCAATCAAGAATGCAGTTGGGGGAGTTTGGTTTCTCCGGTCAATACGGACAGAATCCTGTTCCGCTTGGTGGTGGAATGTTCAAGGTTGAGAGAATCAGAATTGATGAAGCTCCGGTTTCGGCAAGAATAAGAAAGAGAATTCGTTTTTGGGATAAAGCCGGAACGCATGGCGGTGGAGCTTACACGGTTGGAGCTTTGATTGGTGTTGATGTCGATGGCAGATATTGGGTTCTCGATGTTGTTCGTGGTCAATGGGATTCTTCTGAGCGTGAAAAGATCATTGAACAAACTGCACATCTTGACGGCAAGAAAACAATCATCGGACTTGAGCAAGAAGGCGGCTCTGGTGGTAAAGAATCAGCGGAAGCAACCGTTCGAAGGCTCGCTGGATTTCGTGTGAAGATCGACAGGCCAACAGGCGACAAAGCACTTAGAGCCGATCCATTCTCAAGCCAAGTCAACGGAAATAATGTCTCAATAAAAAAGGCAGATTGGAATTCTGACTATCTTGAAGAACTTCGGTTCTTTCCTGCTTCGACTTACAAAGATCAAGTTGATGCCACGAGTGGAGCTTTTAACCTCATCACCAAAGCTCGAAGAGTCGTTGGCACAATTTAGACTCGTCTTGAGTCTTGCTTTCTGTTTAGAATTAAAGAACAAGAAACGAACATGCTGGAGACAGAGAGCGAATGAAATTGAATGAGCGAACTTCCATTTCACGTTTCGAAAACAGGGAAGAATCTGTTTGATATTGATATGATTCTTGAGAGTGATGCCACTGCCACAAATTGGGAGCAATGGGTGCTTCTCACAAGTGATCGACATTGGGACAACCCAAAATCAGATCATGCTTTGCAAATCAAACATCTGAATCAAGCCGTTGAAAGAAATGCAATCATCATCGATGCTGGTGATTTGTTTTGTGCTATGCAAGGTAAGTATGACAAGAGATCATCGAAATCTGATCTTCGCCCAGAGCATCAGGTCTCAAATTATCTTGATGCCTTGATTCAAACGGGAGCAGAGTTCTTCGCCCCATACGCAAAGAACTTTGCATTGGTCGCTGCTGGCAATCATGAAACCGCAATCAAGAAGCGGCATGAAACCGATCTCACTGAACGCTTCTGTTCAACCGTGAATTACATTTCTGGTGAGACGATACACAATGGCGGATATTCTGGATTCGTTCGTTTTCGATTGACTCAGAGAAGTGATGACGGGAAACGCAACCGATCCATCTCTCGGAATGTAACGCTTCACTATTCTCATGGTTATGGTGGAGGCGGCCCTGTTACAAAGGGTGTAATTCAAACAAACAGAAAAGCCACTTATCTTCCTGATGCTGATATTGTTATCTCAGGCCACGTTCATGAATCATGGCAGATAGAGTTGATGAGAGTGCGAGTTGGTCGCTCACAAATTTATCACGATACACAAACACACATTTGTTTACCCACGTACAAAGAGGAGTTTGGAACTGGCTTCGGTGGATGGCATGTTGAAAGAGGGGCACCACCAAAACCAATCGGGGCGGTTTGGCTTCGGTTCTATTATGTGAATTCTAGAGACTTAATAAAAAGAGGATTGCACTACGAAATAACAAGAGCGATTTGAAAAGAGAAAGAGAGTGTTTTATGGTGAAGAAATGTATCAATGTTATTTTGATATTGATTATCATCGGCTCAGTCGGATGGTACGTTTGGAAAAATGAGAAAGCAGCAGGCGAGATTAGAAGTCATGCAATTAGTAACTCGATGATGGCAACTGAAAATGCCATGATGCTTCAAATGTTTTTTGAAACAGCACCAGATGAGATTATGAGGATGATTAGAATGACAAAGTGTAACTGCGGTCACGATAGTCCGTTGAGGTCTATCACAAACAAATAATCAATGAATAAGTTTGCTCAACAATTTTTGTTGTCACTGAATCCCAAACATCGAAAGCACGATACGCAAATCAAGGAAGACTTTGTTGAATTCAATTGGTTCAATCGTTCTTGTGTTCTTGATGTGAAAGTGTTCTTCGATGGTTGGATTCATTGGCAATCTACGATTGATGGAAATCGTGATCATGGGGTTTACCATTACAACGGAAAGACTCCCTCCAATCTGCAAAATCTACTTCGGGAAGTTGCAGAAAGATTGAACTGATTTGAATTGTTTGAATCATCACAACTTCATAAAATTAAAAGCTGAAGAAACAATTGCAAATGAGGTTCTCACATGCCCACGAATATTCCCGAAAAGCTGAAGCATCTAAATCAGCAATTTTCATCTCTGCAAAATAATGCAGAAACAAGATTCAACGTGAACGATTCTTCCATCTCTCTGATGAGAAAGAACATTCTCACAAAGCTACTCGATCCACGAAGAGACATTGATATTGAATGCGGTTATCCATCCGATATATCCGCTCAACAATTTCGTTATCTTTATGATCGTGAAGGGATTGCTGAAAGAGTCGTTTCAATTTATCCAAGTGAATGTTGGGCGGTTGATCCAAAGATAAAAGAAAACGAAGAATCTGATGAGACAGAATTTGAAACAACATTCGATCAGCTTCAACGCTCATTGAATTTGTGGTCTTATCTTTCCCGAATCGATGTGATGAGCGGCATCGGTCGTTATGGTGTTCTACTTCTTGGACTCGATGACGGAAAGAATCTGAGTGAACCAGTCGAAGGCATTTCTGAAACTGGTGAGAAGGTTGGAAACGCTCAACACAAACTTTTGTATCTTCGAGTTTTTGATGAGTCGTTGATTGATATTGGTTCATTCGAAAGAGATGAATCTAATCCACGATTCGGTCAACCGATTTACTACAACATTACATTCGGAACAATCGGTGAAGGAATCAATCTTGATGAAGGAACGATTGCCAGAGTTCATTGGACTCGTGTGATCCATGTGGCTGACAACAGGCTATCCAGTGAGACTTTCGGAGTCTCTCGAATGCGTCCAGTCTACAATCGATTGTATGATCTTAGAAAGCTGTTGGGCGGCTCTGCTGAGATGTTTTGGAAGGGAGCATTTCCTGGCTATTCGTTTGAGGTGAATCCTGATCTTGGAGATGTTGAACTTGATACGGTTGCATTGAGAGCGGAGTTTGATTCTTACTCAAATGGACTTCAAAGATATTTGGCATTGGCTGGAGTTCAAGCCAAATCATTATCACCACAAGTCGCAAATCCTGAAGCTCACATCAACGCACAAATCAAAGCCATAGCCATAACGCTTGGAGTGCCACATCGAATCTTCATGGGATCGGAAGCGGCTCAACTTGCAAGCTCTCAAGACAAACAAACGTGGAACAATCGAGTCAAGCATCGCCAAGACAAGTATGTGATTCCATACGTGATTCGCCCGTTCGTTGATCGATTGATTGCTTTTGGTATCTTGCCAGAAGTTGAAGATTACGAAGTTAGGTTTGCTGATCTTTCAACACCAAGTGAAGAGGACAAAGCAAGAGTTGCGGGAATCCAAATCGAAGCCATTTCCAAATACGTTCAATCGGGAGCCGATGCACTTGTTCCGCCAATGGAATTTTTGACTGTCATCATGGGACTCACAACAGATCAAGCGGAAGCCATTTTGATGGCGGCGGCTGATCAGATTGATCAAGAAATGATCGACGAAGAAGCCTATGAGCAAGAATTGATTGACGAAGAAGAGCCGGTTGAAGAAGAGGTTGAAGCCGAAGAACCGATTGAAGAAGAACCGGAAGAAGAAATTGTTGATAATGCTTTGAGTGATATTGATGTTTCTGTTTCGGATGGAATGATTGCAGAAGCCAAGAGGGGACTTGAATGGAGAAAAGAGTTCAAGCGTGGTGGGACAAACATCGGAGCCGGAAGAGCAACGCAAATCATCAACGATAAAAAGTTGAGTCTTGCCACATGGAAACGAGTCAAAGCATATTTTGACAGGCACGAAGTTGATAAGAAGGGCAAGGGTTGGAAACGTGGAACAGAGGGGTATCCATCCGCCGGAAGAATTGCTTGGGCTTTGTGGGGCGGTGATGCTGGTTATGCCAAAGCCAAGAAGATTTCAAGACAAGTCAAAGCTCAGGAGAAGAAATAGATGTCAACGAGAATAACGGAAGTAATAGTCGCAACTACTGACGATGGATTTGTCCGTCAAGAGTTTATGTATGGTACTCCGTCTTCCACTGCTTTCACTTCGACCGACGATGAGATGAAAGTCGGCTATGATGATGACGGTTTTGGATTAACAAGATACTTCTGGAGCTTCTTGCGATTCACAACAGTCAACATCCCACAAGGTGAGAATATTGTATCTGCAAAACTACAGATGAAGTATTCTGGATTTGAAAGTAACAGCGTTGGTGAGACAATCAAAATATCTGCTGAAGATGTTGATGATGCTGTTGCCCCAACAACTGCTTCGGATGTTATTGACGCGACTCTGACAACAAATAATTCAACGTGGACGATTCCAGCGATGACTTCGGGAACGTACTACGATTCTGCCGATATAACGGACGTGATTCAAGAGATAGTGAATCGTGCCGGTTGGGTTGCCAACAATGATATGAACATCATTTTGCACGATGCAAGCACCACTGCTAATTGGTACGCTCGTTGGTGGTCACGAAACAAAGGGGAAGATCACGCTCCGAAATTGGTTGTGAACTATGGTGACGCTTCATCCTCGGAAACGACGAATGTGGCTCGTCCGGCTGCTCTTAAACCAGTGGCCCACGTTGTTCACAACATCACTGAATATTACAAGAAACACAAACATTAGAAAGGGATAGAATGTCTGCTCAATCTTTCACTCAATTATTAGATAACAAAGCATCCGGAAGTTCGGATTCTGTTCAATGGTATGGCGGTACTGGTCAACTTGCTGTCGATGGAACTTGGGGTCATAATTCATTAAAAGTAAATCTTGAAGTCTCACCGGATGATGGCACAACTTGGATTGCCGTTGGTGGTGATGCTTCTTTCAGTGAAGCCGGAATTATTTCGTTCACTCTTGGGAGTTGTGATATTCGGATCACGTTGGACAATCCACACGCATCAACTTCCATCGATGCTTGGATTACAAAAACAAGCGGTCAGTGGACTTGATCACAACTCGATAATCGAAAGAGGGGGTTGAGATTATTCATCCCCCGTTTTCGTATGCGGAGAGAGATCATGGAAGATCGTCCAAAGTTTTATTGTTTCAAATGCAGAACACTACAAAAAACACATCGTGGAATTTGTAGCAAATGCGGCGTGTTGATTGGTTGTTCAATCATTAAGCCGGAAGAGTCTGAATCGTTTTATGGTTGCCAAGACAATCATCGAATTGTTGAAGAGCTTCAGATTCTCACAATAGCAAAGAACAAACTTTTGATGGATATGTTTTCCGTGCTTACTTACAAGAGCAGATTCGGAGAGCCATCGGACACATTAGTCAAAGAGGCTCTTCGGGACGTTAAACAAATAGCAAGGAACGCTTTGAGAGAGTTCGGGATTGATGAAGAGAAACCACCAGAATTGTAATTGTGGATTAACAATCAACGAATCCAATCCGATGCGGCGTGATCCCACAAGAACCACGATGCTTCGGAATTCTTTCGTGAAGCAAGTCAGAAAACGAATTCGAGAACTCAAGAAAGCAATTGAAATAGTTGTTGTTGATCTCGATGTTTTCAAACTCAAGCCGAACCCATTCATCTCAAATCAACTTCCGTTCAACTTCACTTCATACGGAATCAGAAAGCCAAGTGAGATCGAACAGATTCTTGGGATTGGTCGCCAACCAAATTATGTCGCTGATACATCTGTTATAATCTCCGCACAAACTCCATCAGCACAATTGGCCGCCTATCAAGAATGGTTCAAAGCTCAAGTTGATGCTGGTCTTCTCGAAGTCGCTGAAGGTTTTGAAGACAAGCCGTGGACTGCTCCGTATGTTGAATCGTCTTACAAGAAAGCGGTTGTCAGATCATACAATGATGTTCATGGATTGGCTGGTGAAGTCGCTCCGTTTGGTGCTGGTTCTCGTGCCGCTTTTCTTCAGTCTGCTTTTGGTGGGCCGATAGGAACGAGACAGATTCAACTTCTTGCAACGAGAGCTTTCCAACAGTTGCAGGGAGTCACGGCGGTCATGGAACAAAACATGGCTCGAATTCTTGCTGATGGTTTGGCTCATGGAAGAGGGCCAAGAGAGATCGCCAGAGAACTGAATAAAGTTGTGACGGGACTTGGCAAGAATCGTTCTGAAACAATCGCAAGAACTGAAATCATTCATGCGTACTCTGAAGGGCAACTTGATTCATACGAACAAATGAACATTGAAGAAGTCGGCGTCATGGCTGAATGGTCAACCGCCGGAGATGATCGAGTTTGTGAGTTGTGTCAATCTCTGGAAGGTGTTGTTCTCGAAGTCAAAGAAGCTCGTGGTTTGATTCCACGCCATCCGAATTGTCGATGTGCTTTCATTCCTGCTTTAGTCGGTGAGAAGAAACAAGCGGGACAGAAGACAAGACAAGATGAGATTCAAAAAGCAATCAACAAATCTGTGAGAGATCAAGCACCAAAGGGAACCAGTTTGGCCGATGCTCGCAAGCGTTCAACATGGGCTGGAACTCGTCGCAAGATTGCCAAAGACAGAACACGAACTCCAAGCATCGTCAAACCGAAAGCACGAACACGACCGAAGCCAAAACCAGCACCAACACCAGCACCAGCACCAAAAGTTGATCTGACTCCGAAACCACCAATATCAACACCACAACTCAAACCCTCTTCAGTCAAATCAATCAAGCAACCATCTTTTGATTCTTTTGCTGTTGGGAGTGGTAGTGATCAGGGAGTAAGTAATCTGATTGCATGGATGGGAAATCAAGGATTTGATGTTGATGAAACAATTTCCATACTCAGAAAACTCAAACTTGAGTTTTATGAAAATGAGGCTTGGGGCGGTGCTGATTATGTGGCTTCATATTTACAACATGGAAAGAAAGGAACTGAAGTTCTTGCCAAGTTGACGGAAGAGCAGATTGATTGGCTTCTTCAAAATAGAACTTCTGAAATAGCTGAAGATGTTATTGAATCAGCATTTTTCAAAAAGAAGAATGTTCAGCCCAGTTTGAAATCTACAAATGGGCAAACTGACATAATACCAAACCAGCATGGGTTGGATACTTTATGGACGAAAGACGGCGATGAGTTACTTGTTGGTTATACGTCGATGAAAGAAGGAGAGACATTATCAAAGTTTGGAATCAAACTTGAAAAAGATGGGTTTATGGAATTGTCTTTCACGAATACCGCTGAAGACATGAGAGCCTTGACAGGAAACCCAAGTAAATACAACTCAACTGAATTTTTCATTCAAGCTGAAAAAGTGGGAGACATTTCTTCATCTGTGAGAAGTCGTGAATTGATGGAAGAATTTGTTGAGTCATTAGATAGTCCACCAGCGTTTGATATTGTCATTGATGTTGATGGAACTTCTGTTAT